TTTGATTTCATTAGCCATGCTTAGTTACCTTAAATATATTTTTATTATCAATTACTATAGTACTGTCGTTGAGTGTAGTTTTAACTAAAAGCCTGTAGTAACGTTCTGGTTGTAACGAATTCATAGTCATATCAAAATAGTTACTGGTATTATCCGCACTTAGTTTTGTAAATGATGTATCGAAATCGATAACCATTTCTCCAGTTTTTTCGTCTTTTACTCCCCAAAAAGATGCGGTTGGTAATTTAAATTCAGTTAAGAAAATTGAACTTGTAGTAAAAGTTCTTGTAGGGTATTTAGGTCTTGCTGATAATCTAAATCGTACTGAATCTGAATCGTTATATTTTTCTTTTGCATTTTTTATGCTAATAGTTGCTATATCGGTACTAAGTTCGGTAAGTGTGCTACTATACGTACTATCATCCCATTTAAACTCTAAATAAGGTGGGTAAATAGTGTTGGTGTCTTTACTAAAATATTTTAAAAGTATAGATGCAGTTAAGTTATTTTCTATATCATCATTTATCTTTAATATCATACCATCGTTAGAAAGACTACCAGAAAAATGACTAGAAACTATTGAAGTTACATCTACTTCTAAATCATGATCATCGTTTATATCATAAGTAACTTGACCAGAAGTGCCTGTTATAAAATCTCCTCCTAAAGTGACCCATTCTTCATTACCATCGTCTTTATATTTCCACGAGCAACCTGTTTGATTTTTAGGTTCATCATCTCCTTTACCAACACCGTTAGTCCATCCACCAGATATGGGGAAAACAAATATGGAATACGAATTAGGTAGTTCAGTTGCATTAGCTAATTTTAAATTTAAACTTGCTGATATAGGTCCAGATATTTTTTGATTTACCGTTTCTACTATATCTGATTGTTTAAACTGTATTAGTGCTCTGTTTGTTCTACCGACAAAGTCAATATCTCTATAACCTCCTACTTCTAGTATCTCATCTTTACCAGCATTACCATATATGCCACCATCAGATGGTTCACTATTAATGTAAGTATCTTTTTCAGGGTATATTCTATATATTGCCATATTATAATGTTGTTACTCTACCTTCAATATCTTCTTGTGGAAACTTAACTTCAAATATACATGGATCAAAAGATGGATAAACTATATTATCTTTAGTTGCTCCTTCTACATCATATGCATTTTGAGAGTATCTACCCCCTGCTATATTTTCTACTCTTACTGATTTAACTGTTTGTACTCCTCTTATTTGGTCTAACTCAGTAAACAAAGTAGAAATATTTATAGGTTGATTGATGCTCCACTTTTCTATTCTAAAATAATTAATCAAAAAATTATTGCACTTTAGTAATACATCTCTTGCTGCGTAAGTAGGAAGTGTTACTACGTCATATTTTATTTTAATATTTACTACAAATGCATCTTTTATATCAACTGCATCAGTAACAGGCATAAACTCAGAAAGATAATGTTTTAAATTTTTCTTAAGAGAATCACTTGCATTTGTAAGTTTTTTATTTATATCATACGCAAGTATATACAATCCAATAGCTAAAGGATTATTACCTAATACACTACTATCGTTATTTACCAAACCGTCTTTGGTTGCATAAGCTTTTGCTATACTACCAAAAGAAGAAGGTAGTGATAATGCTCTGACTGTATAGTCTTGTAATGTTACTGTACGTTGCTGTTCTGCAAATGCTCTTAATGAATTTTGTCTCAATTCTTCAGTTGAATCTCCGTCTTTACCACCTGAAGCTGGTTGTTCGTTTGTAAATGCTAATGTTGCTGCATAACTATCATCTGTTGCAGATGTAACTACTGTATCTATAGCATCTATTGTATTTGCAGGTACATTTGCTGCTACTCCACCTCCTGTTAAGTACCTTATTGTAAGTGTTGTGTTAGAAGGTGCTAATCCATATGTTTGTGTAAATAAAAAGTTAGATGGATCGTATGCCTTAAAATATTCGTTAGATGTTAAAAAAGTATCTGAATTTCTTATAACAGTTGGGTCTGGAATTATAGCTTCGTCATCTTGAGAACTTATTCCTGAACCAAATTGTATTTGTAGTTTATTAGTCGATGTAAATCTAGTAACAAATCTTCTTGGAACTTTTTTAAGTCTTAAATTATTAGGAACTATATTACTTTCACTGTTGGTGTTAGCTTGAGTATCAAATACAGTATCTTGACCTAAATAAGGAACTTCAGTCCAGGTATTGTTATCACTATCTACAATATCTAAAACTCCTATTATATTTGTATCTGATATTTCAATCGTAGCAAATTTTTCAGCAGTAGTATAAGTTTCGGTAGTTGTATTAATAGTTCCTGAAGTTGCTTTTACTTTTTTAGTCAACAAGTATTCAGCAGGATTACCACTATCCAAAGAAAAAATTCTTATATCAGTTGGATCGTAAGAACTACTAAATTTAAAGTCTACTTGTTCGTTAGTCAAAAAAGTTAAATTATCTCCTACAGATGCTTTTACAATACCGTTTTTACTTATAGTTAACGCTTGATCTAAATTTGGTTTATAGTCTGCACCAGTAGCTGCAACTCTTTGAGTAACTGTAAGTTCGGCTTCAGCAGCAGATGTAGCTTTCGGTCTATACCCCATCATATAAGCTAACGAATATAAGTTAGCAGGGTTTTTAGCATGTTGTAAAAAAGTTTCCTGTAACTGATTATCTTGATAAAATGACAATACATCTCCTACATAAGCAGCCATTTCAATAAACATAGTTCCTGGAGAAGTAGGACTAAAATCGTTATAAGAATCTGGAAAGTAATTCTTAGCGTGTTCTATCAATGCAGTTTTCAAGTCATTGAAATCTCTATTGATGTATTTTATATCTCTTTCTTCTGCCATTATTGTTCAAAATTTATTACTACTTCATCTTCGATGTCGGTATCTCTTAATTTATACTTTAAACTAAAGCTTACTGTATTTTTGTCTGCATCACCTAAAGTGTTTATCTCAACAGGTTCTACTCTTGGAAAATAAAATTCTAAATCATTTCTAACTAATTGATCAATTTCTTTTACCTTATCTTGAGTCAATTGTTCGAAAAGAAGATTTTGAAGCTGATTTCCGAATGTAGGGTTTAAGTATCGTTCTCCTTTACCTGTAAGAAAATAGTTTATTAAGTTAGTTTTAATTGCTTGTTTAGTTTCAAATGTTTGATTAAAAACAGCTTTACCGCTAAAAGGTAAACTAACTCCTACAGCCTTTCTTGGTTGTAAGTCAATTGGATCTATTTTCTTTATTTCAAACGCCATTATACTGCTCCTACTCTAGCTTTATCTTTTTTATATGATGCATCTAATACTGATTTTGCTTTATTAACAAAATCTAATTGACTAATATCTATACCCACTTGTGGTCCTTGTACAGAACGACTCATTTGGTTAGACATCATAGATGCAAAATTAGGTTTTTGTACTCCAGTACCACCCATTATATTGTTTGCTTCTTGTGCTGTCATTTCTTCTCTTGTTGCATTAAGCATTTCGTCTAACGTAGCAGACTTGCCTACAGACCATTTTTTTGGTTGGCCTTTTGCAACAGGTTTCATTTGATTAGGGTTACTATCAGGAGTTGAAGCATATTTTACAGCTTCGTTCATTACGTCTTGTAACTCCTCCTTAACAGCAGCTCGTACCTCTTCTCGTATAATTTTTCTAAGTTGATCGAGTTTCATATATATAAATAGTTTAGTTATGGAAGTTGATTATCTATTCTAAATTTTATTTCATCAAGTAGTATATCTACTGACGAACTGAATGATTTACCACCTTTTAATATTTCAACACCCTCTGAATCTAATGCTACCGCAAATCTCCTGGGTGCTATAGAAGGAGATTCAGGGTCTATTTTTATTACTAACCTATAAAGTTCACCGTTAGGGCCTCTATGTAAATACTTATCATCGTCTGCCACAGATGTATCATCCTCAGCATTGAAATCATCTAGTAATTCTCTTAATCCATCTAATCCGGTGCCTTCAAGTTTATTAAGTATGTCTAATAATTGATTGTTTATATTATCAGTTGGATCTAAATTATTACCGTCCTTTAATTGTTTAGCTACTTCATCTGGTGATACCCCAGTTTTTTCAGATATTTCATTTACTGATAAGGAACCGTATGTATCTAAATCTACAGCTCTTTTAGATAGATCAGAAGTTATAAAACTACCGTCATCTGAAATAAGACCAAGCTCAACCATTTCTTCAAACGTTAGTTCTTCTTTTTCTAGTATATCTTTTAGAGCATTTTCAACTTTACATACATTGATTGCATTACTTACTTTATTTAGTCTTTTTGTAACAAAGGATAATGAAAACGTAGGTACTTTTAAAAGTATTGATAACCCTTCTACATCGTCACTAATCTGTTTTATAAACTCTTTTAAAAGATGTAAAAGATCAGCGTATTTTGTAGTTACGTTTACAGGTAAACCGATACCTGGAGGTACTGCTTGAGGTACAGGAAGAGCAAGTATTAAATTTTTTGCTGCTTTTAATCCACTTACAGGTGCTTTTAAAGCCTTAGGAAGTTTTTGAAATTTAGAAATTCTGTCAGTTATTTTACTAACACCTCCATTTAAACCGTTTACCTTATTAGAAAGTCTACCGAGACTAGCAGGACAACCTTTACTAGCTATATTATTTGTCATTTTAAATGCTTCACTCTGAATTTTTGAAGTAATTTCACCTTCAACTTTTCCAAGAATTTTTGCTATGGCAGGTAGTAATTGACTTTCGGGTATATTTACGTATGGCATTATTTTGTATCTATGTACACTTTTTTAGAGTGTAGTTTTTTTAAAAAAGTTCTAAGTTTTGGTAATTTTAAAGATACTGATATTGCAGTTTGAGCTACTTTTGGAACATACACCGATGGTGTAGGTGGAGTTGATGCCATAGTATTTATTAGTTCTTGTAATAATACTACCAAGTCGTTTAACCAATCAGTAGTTGTCTGTCCTTTCAAAGCTGGTTCATCTTCGTCAAATGCTCCTTTACCAAGGTATATTTTTTTACTATCCATTCCAATATAATCATCAGAATCGATACCTATTACTTTAGAATTCAAACCTATCATTTCTTTTGATGAGATAAAAGCACCTTCATCTCTGGCGTTAAAATATAACCTACCAGAGTTTATTATAACTTGAGGGCCTTTGTGTATGTCTGCTTTTTCTGGTTCATCTTCAAAAGCATCTCTTTTTTCATGTGCTTGTTCTAATTTAACTATATGGTCAGACATTATATATATTGATGACTTATCTTCATTTGGATCTTCTACTACTGTTTCAATAGAATCATCAGCTTCTTTTTGTCCAGTTCTAAGTATAACGAAAGGTGAACCGTTGTTGTCTTCTTCAGAAAATGGATTAGTATCAAAATTAGTACCTCCTAATCTTATGGTATTACCGTGTCTACCTTCTATAAGGGCATCTCCTGGGAATAGTTGAAGAGGGTTAACCTTAGTGCTTTCTTTAAAATCATCCCCAAAGTCAGGTTCTTCAATAGTACTAGCATTATGATTAGGATGGTTCCAAATATTAACTATAGTCCTCCAGTAGTCTCTTCCTTCAGATGCATCCGTAGTTCTATCCCAATCAGGGCCTCCATAAATTTCTACTATCTCACCTATTACTGGTAGTCTAACTATAGTATCTCTTTGACAATAAGCAAAAAATTGATTTTCATCTATATTATCAGCTGTTCCTCCTAATGCATCACCAATTGGCTTAAAAAATACTCCGTATAAACCTAAGGTTTGTTGTTGATCTTCGTATCTAGGGTGGTTAGAGTCGGTTATAATATCGGTAACTCTAGCATAAAAGCCATTACTACCTCCACCTCCTCCTCCTTCGTTATAAAGTAATCCTGTAATTCTACCAAACATTATTCTTCTTCTTCAGTTTTTTCAGAATTATTTTGAACTTCTTCTACCGTATCTCTAGAATCTTCTAAAAGATCTTGTAATTCACCGAAATCAAACATTTCTCCTCCATCTCCTTTAGCTGCTGCTGTTTCTATACGTTGTATTACAGTCGCTAGTTTAATTAAATGTTCATCATTCTTTACTCCTATTTCCATATACTCTTTTATCATAGGAACAATAAGAGTGGCATCACCTATATTTTCTATAAGTGGTTTTAACTCTCCTATAAGTCCTTTGATCTGAGATCTGGTTTGGGTTGAATTATCGTGTATCTCTCCAAAAAGATCAGATAGAGTTTTACCGTTAAACACTTCTTTATCTAAACTCATATCGTTTCTTTATAAATAGAGTTACAGAGGTTTATTGGTAATAAGACCTTGATCGTAAAGATTTTGATATTTTTTCTTGAAATCTTCTTTGAGTATAGAAATGACTCTAGTAAGATGAGGAGTTTCGCAATCAGTCATCTCTCTAATATAGATGTATAAAGCTTTTTTCTTAAATATTTCTATATCATGTCTTGTACGAAATAGAGTTAATACAGCATCAGCAATAACTTTCTCATTATCTTTTAAAAATAAGTCATCCAAAGATTCATAAACAGATTCGCTCCAGGTATCTATAAATTGAGATAAAGTTACTTGGTAGTCATTAACATACTGTTTACCTCCTTCGTAACTTTCTTCCATTTCTGTAAAAGAACCAATCTGTTTAAGTCTTTTATAGTTTTTATTGTTGTAGTTTATTAACCAACGTTTAACTATAGTACCAAAATAAGAATATGCCTTTGCTCCATTAGTAGGATCAAACTTCATAATCTTTTCTTCTAGTAATACTGATACAATTTCGTGCTTTAAATCTTCTATACGTTCTACATCTGTGTAATAAAACTTAAATGTATGTATAATATTTTCTGCTAACTTGTAAAAAGGTAGGTATATGTGGTCTGTAAATATTTTAGCTCTGTAATCTGAGTCAGTAGAGTTATTATACTTAACTATATAGTCTTCAGTTTCTTTTGTAAAGTAGTTAGCTTTGGATTTCTTCCTTGCCATAGTTCTCTGGGAGCATGTAGCGGTCTAATTCTTTTTGTATTTTCTGCATTGATTTAAAAAATTGACCAACCTCATCATCTGATTCAAAAACCCCACGACTATCAAGACTTTTAAGGTGTGCTTGTGATTCTGCTATAATTTTAGATATATTTTGTAAATAATTTACTTGATCTTGAACGACATCTTCATATTTTTCGTTCTTTAATAATAAATTACGAATTAAATACATAAGAACCAACAAAATTCCGGAAAAAATTACTAAAATTATGTTTAAAGGTGTAATATATTCCATTTTTAAAGGTTTTTTAACATATTATTTAGTCCTTGCGAAGATTTTACCTGTTTTCCCGTAGTGGATTGTGTTTTTTGCACTTTTGGCTTGGAAGTACCACCGTTTCTCTTCCAAATATCGTATTCAACCTTAGAAGCTAAGAAGTCTGCCGAGTGTAAGACTGACACTATAGATGTTTTCTGTCTAGAAGACTCTTGATAACTGAAGAAGTAAGCTTTATTTGCATCATCAAACACTCCATCATGTAATCTAATAGCTAAAAACTCTTTTTGCGTTACCGGTATACCAAATTTCTGTAGAATAAATAAAGATCTGTCAGGTATCAACATAAAATCTATGTCTGGGTTAGGAGTATACATTTCTGATAACTTATCTTGCCTCCATTTATCGGTCTGAGGTAAATAATTAGGTGCTTCACCGTCTCCTAATTTACCAAGGTCATGGAACAATGCGGCAAAAACAAGCTCTTCTTCGGTGTAATCAATAGTTCCACCCATTTCCTTGTATAACCTTGACTGTTTTACCGCATATTCCACAACTCTATTAACATGATCAACGTATCCACCTGGAAATGCACTGTGATACCAAGATTTAGAACTAGCAGGAGCCATTATGTAAGTTTCTTCTAGCTTGGAAAGCATAGTTTTTACATCGTCCTTACGGTCTCCTATGTAAGTATCTATAATTTTAAGGTGCTTTTCGTAGTTTTTTTGTATTTGCTCCGCCGATAATGACATATTAGATTGAATTTATTAAATTATTAATATATATTTATATACTTATATATTATCTTAATATACTAAATTATAAATTATATAATATAAATTGAAGATAATAAAAAGATTTCAAAGAATCAACTATTCTATGATAAATTTTAAAGTATTTTTTCTATTTTCCCATAAAGGAGGGTAAACCCAATGGGTATCTACTTCAACTATTAACGTATCTCCTATATATTCTTTAAGTACTGGACCTACTATACGTCTAGTAAAACCTTCTTTATTGTATTGAAGTCTAGAATGCTGAACCATACCGACTCCTTCCATAATTTCTATGTTGCCCCAAAAGATAGAATAAAAATTAGGAGTATCATTTTCCCACAAACTTTTATCATCTATAGTAGAGGCATAAGCATCAATATTGAATCTAGCAGCACCTGCATCATTATATAAAAGTTTAGCTCTATAATAACCATTTTCATCTTGCTGAAAAGGAACATCAAATCTAACTACACAATCACCGCATAAATCTAACTTTACCTCTTCTTTAGAACAAGAAGTAACGAAAGAAAGTAAGATCATAAGAAATAAAAGATTGATCCAAACATCAAATCCGTTATCCTTTATATAGTTAGTAATAACTTTAAGTAATTCGATACCGATTATAATAAGAAGGCCGGTAACTAAACCCCATATAAAACTTGTAAACATAACCCTTATTAATTTTTTTATTATATCTTAATATAGTAAAATTACTTCAGACTACCAACTTTTTCTTTATCTAATTTTTTAATATCATGAAACTCTTCTATTACTACATTTTGATACTTCTTTAATATAGCACATTTTTCATAAATTTCCAAATCTTCAAAGTATTTTCTCATATGATCTAAACTATGATATACTTCTACTAAATTAAATGCTGCTGATATTTTGTAGTTTTTAAATGCAGATACTCCCTCTATTCTTTCTAGATATGAAAATAGTTTATTAAAGTAGTTTAATTTAACGCTTTTTCTAACGCTCTTATATTCTTTTGGGTATTGTCTAGAATACATTATATCCATCAATCCATAGTTTTCTACACCTCTAGTTACCATACCTAATAATACATACGGATTTTTTAGAACCTCTTCTTGACCGTGTTCTTTATATATCTTCTCATCTCCTTGTTCAAAGATAGCAAATAGAGTATTAGGATCGATTTTATTCATATATTGATAAATAGATGGGGTGGGGTTATAATCGATTAAAAAAAGGGTTTACCCGCAAGCGCTCCCGCGATAAATTAAGTGTTATATACGAAAATCTCCCTAATTTTTTCCCCTTAGTTTTAGTTGATTCTTAACAAAAAAGTTCTTATATTAAATTATATGATAAAATTAGACGTACAGATAGGTGATATAATACTAATGGGTCGCTTTAAGAATAAGAAAGTGAAGGTAAAAACGATAGACTATGATGAGTTTGGAATGCCTATAATCAACGGTAAACCAGGATGTACGTTTAGAATGGTAACTAATCCAAGAAAATGAACCAAGACTTTGTTTTAGCTACATTAACATTTACTATTGTGATGGTAATATTCAATATAGTAAAAGATTATTATATCATACCTAAATTTAAACCTTCTGATGAGAAACTGGAGAGATTAAATAGACGCTGGTATATCTCTTTTATTGTTGGTGTAGTTTTATTATACATTATGTATGGAAGGGGAAGCCCCTAATACTGAGAGACTTTACTTCTTACTCGATCTCTCTTGAAGATAAGAAACTAAACAGAATATCATCCATCCTCCTGCTAATGATAATATGACTAGAGTTTCATTCATTCTTTAGAGTTTTGGTCAAGAGTAAACAATGTATGTATTATAATAGCTACCAGACCGTGTAGAAACACCTTAGGTAAAGCTAATTCAAAAGGTATAGACTGATTCA